CGTTACTGATGCTTTTGAATGCATCAACCAACACATCGTTTTGCATTTAAATCCTCCTTGATTATATTTTCAGTATAAACCAATAAGAAAATATGTCAACAAAAGATTGAAGGATTACGAAAAACTTTTGCCAATATTTTCTCGGCAATATGTGCGGAACAGATCTTGAAATTTGTCAGGATACAAAAGCCATGCATCAAGCAGTTGTTCACAGGAAACATGACCTTTAAGATAAGAGATCCCACGAAGCTCTAGGTGTTCGAGTAATTCCGCATCGGTATAATCACTTAACTCAACTTTGATTCCACGAAACTCTAGTTCCTCGATTAGATCCTCATCATCGAAGTCATCTAAATCAATTTCTACCTCAACTCGTTTATAGCGTCCCATTAGTTCCTCCGCATCTTAGCAATATCTTCTGCATCACTCTGTTCGAAAATGGGGACCATGTTGCTTTTGTGCATGGTACCGATACCAAGCAGTTTACGCTCACCCGAGTAAGCCATTTCAGGCTTTGCGGGAATGGTGCCTACCTGGTCACCATGTGACGGATACATCTTGCGATGGTTACTGACAGTATAGACCGGCATTCCAGTACCTCGAAGCTTGGGCTTGTAGTTGCCAAGCCGGTACGAAACATATTCTTCAAGAGTTTTGCTTTTAATGCCAAGCCGTTTGCACCGTTTGCAATCATCTCTCCAATCAAGAGCATACTTGGTATACTGAGAGTCAGATAGTTTTGATTTGCGCTTGCGCGTGTTGGTGGTCGTAAATGCCGGACCAAGAAGATGCATAGTCATTAGTCGAGTGGAATCCCTCTATCAACCGAACGACCACGGAAATGATCGTCAGTCACACAATAGAACTGCAACTGAAGTTGCGAATTAACATATTGTCTAGCAACCTTACCGGAGAGTTGTACACACTGCGCTTTGTCGCGAGTTTGGTATTCTCTTTTTCCGATAAAGTCACCATCAGACGTGAACAGAAATACAATAAGCCAAAATTTCATATTACTTTACCTTCTATTATTTCTGCACACAAGCAGTTTTGATAATCTTCGTTGTACCGGAAGTCAGCTTCTGTGCAGCCTTACTAGCAGCTACACAACGCTGTTGCGAACCTATTTCTTGAGTGGTAATAGACACGGAGTCAGTATCCGACATCGGTCCTGCATAAGCAAAAATAATCAAAATCCACATATTACTTCACCTTTACAAGAGACTGCGGGAGAGCACAACGCTGACCTGCATCAGTATCAACCGGAACCATTCCCTGATTATAGCAGGCTTCTGTGGCTTGACGAATCCGTTCTTGTTCCCTCTGTTCAGCATTACTCATAGCAATAATGAACCAAACAAAACCGAAACCAACAAGCAGAGCCAAAGTGGCCCCGCTAAAGACACGATCGAAAATGATGTTAACAATATTCTTCATTATACAATCTCCTTAAAACCGACACAAGAAACCTCGAAGATCTTACCGTCAACGATCATGCGATCGTAAACAGAGCACGACCGATGGCCGTATTTACGTCCCATGCCCTCACGGAGAGGCTTGAGAACTGTAATATTGACGTCGTAGTCAGGGTTGCCCATAGCAGCCGTGGGCTCGAACTCTAGAGTGGGGCCCATGCTCCACGAACCCTCGATGTTCTGAAGGCGCCGATATGCATATTCCAGGGCACGTTCGGTGTCATAGTGATCCGGAGCATCGACATTAGCCACGTGATCGTAATTCTCAATATCACCAGTGATGGCGTTACGTTCGGCAAAGAGAACCTGTACTTCCATAATATTAATCTCCATTCCTTATATTTTTAGTCTAACCTATTTTTAAAAATATGTCAAACAAAAATTACTCTTCCGAGGAAATAATTGCAGAAACACCTACAAACATTAGGACCAGTGCAACAATGCCTTTGATCAAGGCCCACAGAATGCTAGGTTCTTCACCCGCGACACAATCGACTGCGGCACGGCATTCATCATAATAATCGAAGGAACCCACTATGCTAGCGAGAATCAGAAGACCTGCAAAAGAGGCGATGGTACCAAACGTTTTCATATCAATCTCCATTCCTTATATTTTTAGTCTAACCTATCTAAGGAAATATGTCAACAAAAAGTTTTAAAAGTTATATGATATTTTGTTCGGCCGCAGCAGCGAGGATGATCTCGTCCATGATAGGTTCTACCTTCTCGTGGATGGCATTCCAGTTATAACGACGTGTGTTGCCATAGGCATCACGGTGTACTTCAGACATTGAAGACATACCGAAACCAAAGAATCCACGAATGGAACCACTGCGGTTGCAACCACCGTTGTTGAAGATATCGTAGTAGGCATTGGAAGCCTTACGGAACCTTTCCAGTTGGTAATTCTTTGAGCCCTTGATCTCACCCGTGGCAGGGATCAACTTATTCAGTTTTACAACCAGGTTCTGATGAGTGCCAGTGCGATTCCAGTAAGCATTTTCCATAACAATCTCCATTCCTTATATTTTTTAGTCTAACCTATCTAAGGAAATATGTCAACAAAAAGTTTTAAAAGTTTTAACAAAATCCGCAGTCATCTTTTTATGGACTGAAGTGATGTGCTTACATTTGCCATGGTGTGTGAAGCCCATGCACGTGCACGACCATCCGTCGGGCGTCATGGTCGTGGTATGAGTATCGCCTCTTGAATTTACATAGGGCCACTCGAAGCCAACATAGAAGTTGTTTTTGAAATTGATGCCAGGAAGCTTCAATGGCTTGCGCCAATATTTGTTCTTCTTGGGCTTTGCGTGTTTTGTCGGATCCATTACAAACAGTCTCCATTCCTTATAGACTAGTACTAATCTACTTTGGGAAATATGTCAACTGAAATTATTGCATTGCCTGAAACTGTTTGACACGCCTTCTAGCCTCGTCGATCCACTTTGAGGCATTATCGGTAAAGACTGCTGGCTTGTTATCTTGCTCGACAGCAATCATTACGACCAACTGGGCATGCATATCCTGCATCATTTCCCAATACATATATGAGTAGAGTGCGGTCTGTAGGAAGTACCCAGAGATCCATTCTTTGCGTTTAGGTTTACCTGAAGTCTTGAAGTCGATAATTGAGGGTTTACCCTTATAGTCTGCAATCAGGTCGACAGATCCGGCAATCTTGAGTTTATGTGAAAACAAACTGCCCTCAGAACATTTGATATTATTCACATCGTCCTTGAGAATACGCTCAAGTTGTTCATACATATGGAAGTTCATCATATGTTTCTTTCGAGCTTCTTCTCGGTCAAACTCTTCATTGAGGACTAGCTTTTCCCAAAGCGAGTGAAGGGCCGTCCCTCGAGTGGTTGCTCTTTTAGAGATCCGATTGGCTTCTTCCTCACCAACTCGTTTCTTCCACTCGAACAGCCCAGACTTATCTTCAGTTGCTCCAAGCACTGTGGTGACCGACGGGTACTTTTCCCCCGTCGGCGTTTCATATAAGCGAACTGCCCCATCTATTCGCTTAAGACGGGGCAATTCTACAAGATTCAAATCAAACATTAATTAATACAATCCTAACTCATTTTCTGCTATAATAAAATCACGTACAAAGCCGGATCTTACGATATCGTCAATATCAAATTCAATTGTTGACATTTGTTTCATTCTTTTAAAGACTTTCATGATGTCTTGTAGACCAGATGTTTCTTTATATCGATCACTGGTAAGGTCGTCCTGTTTGGTATCACCGCACAGAATTACTTTTGACTTGTCTCCGGTACGAGTCAAGACGGTTCTTATTTCTTGGTATCTGCAATTTTGCACTTCGTCGATGAGTATAATTGCATCATCAATTGTGGTTCCTCTCAGGAAGGACGTGCTGTGGAATTCGATAATTCCCTTTTGCTTAAGTATCTCATAGGCATCATCCCTATGGAAAAGTTCCGAACAGATTGCTCTATATGCCGCTTCATATACTGCAAGTTTCTCCTTTTCACCTCCTGGTAAGAATCCTATGTCCTTAGAGGCCTGTGCTGTTCGTATAATAACAAGTTTATTTCGGCGTGTATGACCATCCATAATTTCTTTTAATGCTAAATAGATGGATACAAAAGTTTTACCGGTACCTGCGCACCCATGTAGAAATAAATTATCTCCACGTTCATATGAATTGAATGTTTTTATTTGATTATCGGTAATTGGATAGATCAAACTTAAATCAAAATTATTCTGTCTGATAGTAGACTGCTTTTGATTTTTTGTTAGTCCCTTTTCTGCGAGTCTTTTTTGTCTTCTTGTTAAGCGCTGTTCGGACTGATTCATATTGGATTAGCTCCTGAGGGTTAATGTTATTCACAGGAACATAACGAAAGTCTAAAGTCTAGATATCTGCCTCTTTTTCTGCCTTTTGACAGCATCTCTAGTTTTAGATTCCTTAATACCTTTGGATCCGTAAGTATCGGCCAAAGGTGACGTTGGGTTAGCTGAAGCAATTCTGGACATCATGTCATTAAATCCAGAATCATTCTTATGCGTAACACCAGCAACACCCGACACAATCGCGGGTGCTGTAACTACTGGTTCAACATCAGGGTTTTCTTCGAGAAAGGTTTGGCGTTGGGAATAAGACATAAATTCCTCCCAAACCTCATCGGTATCTTTATCTCTGAACAAATATGTCGGCATTAATAATAATCATCCAAATCCATGAGGTAGTCGACATTCTTAGTTCTTAATGCACTTTTAATGCGTTTCATTTTCCGGCGTTTAGTTAATTCATCATTGTATGCTGAATCGGTTTCATCTTCGAATTCATAATCATCAAAATTGCGCCCACGAGAAAATCTTTTAGTCATCTTAATACAGTCCTGGAAATGCCTTTAGTACAAGTTTAGAGGTGAGTCCACTATAGGGAAGCTTTTTATCTTTAGCTGCTATAATTAGTTTAGCATCTTCTGGGTGGATATTCTGAAGAAAATCAATAAACAGTGCTTCTCTTCTAAGTTTAGTTAGATTTGGATTACCACCCTCGATGAATAGATATAATTTCCTTGCATCAGAATATAGATATGATTCTGTTCCTACGGCTGTGGCTGGTGTATATGGTGCATCACCTTCAGGTAAAAGCCACTTAATGTTTGGATCATATGCGTATTTAAGAATAGTCAAGATTGCAGGATTTTGATTTGCCCTTAGACACTTAATTTTTTCTTCTTCATTTGGAAGCTTTGATGTAAAATCAAGAATCCACGAGATTGCTTTTTTATTCATAATAACCTTTAAAACTGTGAGAGATCAGACATGAGATTCTTCAGTCTGTGTTGGATGAAATAGTTAAATAGTTTGTCACGACCCTTGCCAACCTGAGCCTCATATGATTCGAGGATGTTGGTTTGAATTTCGTCTGGAATCTTGGTTAGGTCAACCATTTGCTCATTGCGTTTCCAGTTGCGGAGCATGGATTCGTCGCAGAACTGTTCGGGATTCTGATAAATCCACTCGTCTAGTTTCTTTTGCGATATTGCCTTTTGACGAATATTCAGTACCAGACTGTCGTCTGATGACATGAAGTTGGGTACACCATCACCCTTGTCACCGCGGATGATATGTTCCTTAAGATAGGCTGATGGATTGTTTTCCTTAATCCAGGACTTACGGACCGGATCATATTGCTCGACATTGTTATATGTCTGAAGTTGGCGGAAATCCTTGTCGCCAGAGATGATGAGAATTTTCTCGTGTGTGTTACCGAAGTGCATACACAGAGTACCGATAATGTCGTCGGCCTCAGCAGAATTAATTTGGATTACTCGGTACGGAAAGAATTCCTTGAGTTCGTCACGGATCTTATTAAGTGACGTAAAGATTGCATTCCAATCTAGGTCGGACGCATCGCGGTCACGCTTACGGTTTGCTTTGTAGTAAGGAAACAGTTGACGGCGCCAATAGTTTTTGTCATCGCACGCAATAATCATCTCGCCATACTGATTGCGAAACTTAGTGTTATACGATCGGATGGAATTGAGAATAAAATGGCGAAGAAGGTCCTCGTCAATTTCAGTACCACGGGCGTGGTTACCGAGGGTTTTCATTAGATTTGAAATCATTACTTGGTTAAGATCTACAATAATCACAATAATATATCCTGTATCAGTTCAATATAATTCATAGTATACTTATTCTTTAATAAAGTCAACCGAATTTTCTGGTTCATATGTGGGATCCTTTGTCAGGATCGTGAATTCTTCATCAATAAAAGAAAATGAATTTTCAGCAAAATTTTGTAGAGGATGCTCAATTTCGCAGGTGCTATATAAAGCAGCCTTTAAACTCTCTACAAATAATGCCGTGGGTTTTGCACATTCTTCTTTTGATAAGTCTAAGCCGTAGTCAGCCGCATTAGAGAAAACAAACGGTAAAACGTTTTCTAAAAATATTTCGATGTGTTCTTTTCGTGTAGCGATAACGCTTTCGATTACCTCATCCATGGATTGAGGCGGGTGGTTTCTCTTGGACCTAGGAAATAGTACAACATTTGATTCCATTAGAATATCCTAAAGGGTTGCCATGATGATATTTATACATTTTATCATTTGACAACCCTTATATTAGACCACGTTTATGGTGTGTACTCAAAAAATTGTCCGGAAGATTTTGGCAACTCTCTGGGCTCACCTAACATCGAGATAATCAGTGAGGACCATTGATTTACTCTAGAATTCCAATTATAGAATGCATCAGCATAAACCTTTTGGGCACCTAATTGAGTCTTAAGATCTTCATTTTGACAATTCTGAATTGCATTATCAAGCATTCCGTAGAACGATCCGGCATGTTCATTCATATTTTCCTTCCACTGGTACATATATGTCCAGTTTGCGGCTGTTTCAGAAAGAACACCATAGTTCGGATGAACGCAAATAAGACCACCTGACATTGCTTCCATCAGACTGATACACGAGGTCTCCATCCAGATGCTCGGATAAGCAAAGATATGAGTGTTAGGAATAATTTCTCTAATCTTCTCATTGGGGACGGCACCGTGATAGTTAATCTTCGGATGCTCTTTGCAGAAGTCAAATAGATCCCTAAACTGTTCATCTCGTTCTGACCACCCATAAAGGTTAAATGACGAGAAAACATCAAGCTCAATATTATCATACTTTTCACAAAGTTTGTCAAACACGGGAGCAAGAATACTCAAACCACGATGTGGTGTTGACCAGTAACCGAGTCTAATTGTATCAGTAGGTTTCTGATGAACAGGAATCGGTTCAATCGCATTGTGTAGTACTACACACTTTGACCAAGGGATCTGATAATAGTTAATAAATGCTTGCATCTGCCAGTTAGATACAAACACCAACTTGTGGAACTTATCCCATCCACCATCTTTCAGGTGGTTTGCATTAGGGTCGCCAGGTAAATCCTGGTTCCATAGAATCCTAATCTTTGTTTCGTCAAGTTCTTCTTGTACACGAGATACAAAAATTTGAGTTTCGTCTAGAAGACCTGGGTCGAGTCTGGCTTCAAGCTGTTCCTTCATTAGTTCGGAACCGCCACGAGCATTAGCAGATAAAGTATCTTTAGCAAAAACCATTAATATGTACTCACAGTCTCAATAGTATTAATGTTAATAGTGCGCCATGCCGAGGCTTCTAGATCCCATACGGAAAGAATAGAATCATTTTCCTTAACTACACGATCTGTTTTCTTTTCATATTGGACCATTTCACTCTCACGAAGTGTGCACTTCATAAGGCGTTTGGTTCCATCCTTTTTAGTGAAAAGAATCTCTGCATTGTTCTCACGCAGAAGATTTCTTAGATCTGTTTTGTTAAATTCAAGCGTTTCGTTTGAGGTAGCCGAGTAAGTCATCATATCCACCAATTTTTTCTCCATCAATAAAAATCAAAGGCATAGTCCTGTGTTCAGGAAATAGAGAGATAAAATCCTCTCTAGAAATATCTTTGCCAATAAAACTTTCGGTGTAAGGGATTTGTTGTAATTTAAGTAAATTCTTTGCTTTCACGCAGTATGAGCAATTATCTTTGCTATAGATTAAAACTTGTTTCATTCCTTACCCCTAAAAATGCTGTAAGTGGCATTCTTTGGATTGCCATACAATTCATTTGCACGAACCTTATAGAAGGGTCGATTGGTTCCACGCTGGTTATTCTCTACAGTAATCCAAGGATTTTTACCTTGGAGCCAAGCTTCAACCTTATTGAGTTCCCTTTCTATAAGGGGCACACCCTCCCGAGCAAGACGTAGTGTAGATTTTGCAACGTTACTATGCATTCCCGAAGATTTGTATGTTTTACGAACTCTCTTCTTACCCATATTAGCAATAGCCTTTCATATTAACATCATTGTTGTTACTAATCGTGTTAGTAAATTTTATAATATACCTTTGTCAAGTAAAGTCAACTCATTTTCACGATCAATGTACTTATATTCTACTTTAGTTGGTGAAAATTGTTTAATCGCTGCGAAAACATCTTCTATGTTTAAAGTACTACAGGTATAAACATCCAATTGCATCAGAGCCGGTTCTGCCTCATCCCATACGTGAAGTGCGATATGACTGGTCTCAATGATAGTCACGGCCGTAAGACCTTGATTGCCTTCCATATCGGAATATATTGCATAAGGTCCCATAAGGATGTTCATACCAATCTTATCGACTAGATTCTTCATCCAAGCTTTGATTTCAATTGCGCTGTATGGCGGCTCTTCAAGCTCTGCTCTAACAATTAAATGCTTATGTTCTAATACTTTAGACAACTCATGGGATTCCTTTTAACTTATTGACTTTAAATGTTCTTTTAAAATATTAGATCCACCAATCCGCACATTTATGATACCATTATAATAATCATCAGTTTCTAATACTTTGCGTTCAAATTGTTCTCTTGCCTCCAAGTAACTGGCAATTCCTCTACTTGGGCAAAAGTATAAAATTTCACGAGTAAATTTTTCTGGGCCAAGTTGCTCTACATCTGCTTTCAGTCTGTCACTGGATCCCCAGTACTCTCTCCAATCACTTTCTTTAGTAGAACGCCTTTTATTTTTCTTACCCTTAAGTGGCGCCTTTGTCACTTTAAACTTTGCTAATTTTTTACCAACATACATCATGCCATTGGTTTTATTAGTAATTAAATAAACAAAGGCTTCACAACCCTCGGGTAATTCCACAACTTCTTCATTTTTATATAACCACATTATAAATCTTTCGAATGACTTGAAAGATTTATTTATTACTCATAATCATCGTCATCTGAGAGCGACCAATCATCTGGAATATCTTCTGCACAAAATGGGCAATATAAAGCTTCCAGACGTAGGTTATTAGATATGATTTGAAATTCCTCTTCACAAGAGGGGCATGTGATCCAATCTTTCATTCGGTTAGTCTCCTAATTTTTTTACTTCTTGTATTGCACGTTGTAAAGCTTGAAGTTCAGCACCCATATCCATTACTCCGTGCGCATCTTTATTTTCTAAAAACACTTTGGCCATTTGCCAACAAATATCTTCTCTTTGCTCAAGAGACAATAATACTTGAGTTTTACAAGTCATAATGTGAAACCTTTAAAGGAATCTGATGTAACATCTTGTTTAGTACCACCAACAATGTAGCTGGTAATCTCTGTTTCCTGTGGAGCGACCTGCACATCGGATCCGGCAATCCACTTCTGGGTCCAAGGTAACGGGTTGGCACCCGGTTTACCGTTCAGGCCGACCGCACCCATACGTTTAGCGGCAATGTGGTCGACATAATCACATAGCAATTGTTCATTAAGACCGATCATCGAGCCGTCTTTAAAGAGGTAATGGGCCCATGCTTTTTCTTGGGCCACCACGTCATAAAACATTCGGATACATTCGTCCCGCGTCTCCTCAGCGATCTTTGCAAAATCAGGATCTTCTTTTGGTAGAATCTTGAGGAGCTGCTGAGTCGAGGCAAGGTGAACGTTCTCATCACGCGCAATGAATTTGATGATCTTCGCGTTGCCTTCCATTTTTTTAAGCTCTGCGAAGTTCCACGAACAGGCGAACGATACATAAAATCTAACTCCTTCAAGTGCATTCACTGCGTTGAGGCATAACCATAGGGCCTTCTTGTGATCATACTTATGTTTCTTATCATTCTTAAATAAAGCAAGCTGATTATTAGCACGAATCAATTCATCATAGTACTTACTAATATCTTGAGCACAATCTACAATTTCTTGTATATCAAGCATTCCGTCGAATACGGTTGATGGATCCGAATAAACATTGCGAATGATATGTGTGTATGATTTACTATGAATAGTTTCAAAGAATGCCCAGGTTTGAATCCAGGTTTCCAATTCAGGCAACGAACAGATTGGTAGGAAAGCCAAAGATGGAGCACGACCTTGGACTGAATCCAAAAGAATCTGTCGCTTTAGATTCGAGGTAAAGATGTGCTTCTCGTTATCAGAAAGACTTTTAAAGTCTTTACCATCTCTGGTGAGATCAACTTCTTCCGGTTTCCAGAAGAATGACCATTGCTTTTCAGTGAGTTTCTCAAACGCTTGATATTTAACCTTATCGTATCTAGCAATTTCGACTGCTTCATCAAAAAAGCAGTTACGTTCTAAGTGTGATGTAGTATTTTTAGTATTAAAAACGGACATTATGCGACCTTAATGATTTGATGAGATGCTACAGTGATTGTAAAAATTTTTCGATTAGAATCTTCTAATATTAATTTAGTGGCGGTACTATTTAGTCTATATTCTACGTCATGAACATAATAAGGATCATAATCGTGCCATTTATCATCATCCAATCTGACAAAGTCACCTTGTTTTATTTTAGTTTTATCTGGTGTACCTTCTGTTATTAAATTTTGCATGATTCGCAATCTTCCTCATCCGTGGTCCCAGGAGTTAAATCTTTAAGTTCGATCTCTCCGGCTCCATCATTAGTGTTAAAGTAGTATGCAGTTTTGATTCCGTATTTATACATCTTTAACACATGTCCCAACATAATCGAGATTGGAATCTTTCCATCTTCATAGAACTTAGGGTTGTATGACGTATTAGTGGAAATTGCCTGGTCAATGAACTTTTGTAAGACGGCCATAATTTCAATATAACCGTCGGGTGATTCTTGATCCCATAGAAGTTCATACTTTATATTGCGATTGCCAATACCTGGAACTACCTGTTTAAGGACACCATCCTTAGATTGCTTAATGGATACAAGAGCACGAGGTGGTTCGATACCGTTGGTAGAGTTTGAAATCTGAGCAGATGTTTCTGCAGGCATTAGAGCCATAAGAGTGGAGTTACGGATACCGCTTACACTAGCCGCATCTTGAAGAGTCTTCCAATCCATTTTATAGTTTGGTTTGACAAGTTCATCAACTTCTGGCTTGTAAGTGTCTATCGGCATCATGCCGTATCCATATTTGGTTTCATTCCACTTAGGGCATGGGCCCATTTCTTCAGCCAGATCAACCGATGCCTTGATTAGGTAGTAAGACCACGCCTCAGCATATTCGTGAACCAAATCCAGATTAGGAGAGGTATAAGTGGACCCATTACGAGCAAGCCAATAAGCAAAGTTAATGATCCCCACGCCAAGAGGACGACGATTGCGAGTGCCCACCTCAGCGGCTCTAACAGGATACGATTGATAATCGAGAAGAGCATCGAGGGCTCTGACTGCGAGGATACACGGTTTTTCAAAATCACTTGGTTTTCTAATTTTGCCCCAGTTAATTGCAGCCAACGTGCAAAGGCTAATTTCACCTTGTTCATCGTTAATGTCCTTTAATGGTGTTGTTGGTAGTGTAATTTCTTGGCACAGATTACTCATCTTAATTGGAGCAACTTCTTTGATAAACGAGCCATGATCATTACAGTGATCAACATTCATTAAGTAGATTCGTCCGGTGTCTTTTCGTTCTTGGATGAAGGCACTAAATAGAGAGATGGCCGAGACGGTTCTTTTTCTAATTTTTGTTGATTTTTCGTATTTCTCATAGAGTTCCCGGAACTTATCAACGTCCGTAAAGAATGAATCGTAGAGATCCGGTACATCCTGAGGTGAGAAGAGGGTGATATTACCTCCAGATAAAAGTCTTTCATACATTACCTTATTAAACTGAACGGAATAATCCAAATGGCGGATACGGTTATCTTCAGTACCCTTGTTATTCTTTAGGACAAGTAGATCCTCGACCTCGTAGTGCCAGAATGGATAGTGCATTGTTGCTGCACCGCCTCGGACGCCACCCTGTGAACACGATTTAACTGCCGACTGAAAATGTTTCCAAAATGGAATAACACCCGTGTGAACAGCATCGCCGTTTCTAATGCCGGAACCCATAGCACGGATACGACCGCCACCGATTCCGATTCCAGCTTTATTCGATACGTATTTTACGATTGCCGAAGCGGTTGCATTAATCGAGTCAAGCGAGTCGTCAGTTTCGATAAGTACGCACGAGCTAAATTGACGCTGTGGAGTGCGAACACCGGCCATAATTGGAGTGGGAAGGCTAATGTCAAAAGTAGAAATAGCATCATAAAGATCCTTAACCCATTTAAGTCTGGTTTCCTTGGGATAGTTAGAAAACAAAGTCATAGCAATAAGCATAAACGATATTTGCGGAGTTTCGTAAATCTGTCCAGTGACTCTGTTCTTTATCAGATATTTGCCGCGAAGTTGTTCCATGGCAGCATAAGTAAGATCTAGATCGCGTTCGTGTTTAATGTAATTATGTAACTCTATCCACTCATCTAACTCATATACTAGACCGAGTTCTTTATCATAATAGCCCGCGTCCATTACTCTAATGTAATGTGAATAAAGCATATGCGGTTCATACCGACCATAGACTTCTTTACGTAGCGCAAAATTAATTAGACGGCCTGCTACATACTGATAATTCGGTTGTTCTTCACTAATTAATTCAGCTGCAGCTTTAATAAGAGTTTCATGAATATCGGATGATTTAATATTATTATAAAATTGAACCTTTGAAGTAAGTTCCAATTGTGAAGCGGATACATTAGTTAAATCTTCACAAGCCCAAGTGGAGATCTTATGGATCTTATCAATGTTGAGTGGTTCTTTTCTACCATCCCTTTTTACTACGTTGATCATTCTTATTACAGCCCTCTAATTCTTAAATTGTATGGCACCTTAGGTTCATATATATTATTGCCTAAAGTGCCATACTATACTATTATCTTTTAAATGTCAACCAATTAAAGCTTCATCAACCAACGATTATTTTCGAGTGACCAGTCAATAACTTGGTTGAGGCGATCACGAACCGGTTGAGGTGTCCAACCCATATTTTTCATCTTTCCACCATCAAGTGCATAACGAAGGTCATGACCTGGACGTTGTGAGTGGAAGTCAACCATTTCATAGTTGAGAGTTTTACCTTGGACATCAGCAATAATCTGAGCCAGTTCAAGATTGTCAAGCTCTTCGGCACCAACGATATTGAACTTCTGGCACTTAGCACCACCGTAGTCATTTGTCATCGAATCGAGATGCTTATAATTCAGAAGGAACATAAGAGCATCAGCAACGTCAGATGCGTGGATGTAATGACGTGATCCGGCTTTGGTTTTCTCGGGGTTTGAGTGAATGGTAATCAGTTCACCATCACGTGTGCGCTTGATGCAAAGCGGAATATATTTTTCAGGATGCTGACGTTCACCAAATACATTCATTGTATGAGTGATAATGGCAGGAAGCTTGTAAGTATTTTCATACGCAACGACCAATTCTTCACCACCTGCCTTAGATGCAGAATATGGATTGGTAGAATTATAACGGTCGTTCTCTTTATACTTGACACCTTCAGGAGCAGGTCCAAAGATCTCATCTGTCGAGAAGTAAATGAAGCGCTCCAGATTATCTTGTTGGCGTGCAAATTCAAGAATATTAGCAGTACCTACGACATTATCCAGGATAAACTCCATAGGATAATCAATCGAACGGTCCACATGCGAACCAGCAGCCAGGTGAGCCACATAGTCAACTGGGCCGACAAGCTGACGAATCTGAGGATTCAATTCGGCCTTGAGGTCATGATGAACAACCCGAATACGCTTACGCTCTTTTTCAGGATGTGCCATAACAACTTCATTAAGACGATTTAGATTGCCTGAATAGTCAAGGCGATCAAGTGATACAATGTTCCAGTCAGTAGTAGCCAGAATAGTATCAATAACGTGGTGAGCAATAAAACCTGCACCACCGGTAACGAGAATAGTTTTACTCATAGTATTTCCTTCACTTTATTTAAATAATTACGGAAGCTTTTTTTCGAACTCTGTTTGCGCTTCAATATCACTTAGTGCTTTCTTTACATCGGGGAAATGAGCACCAATAATAGACCAGCAAAGTTCTGCAATGACACGATGTTCTTTTTGTGTTGCCTTATCCATACGCAGTTGACAATAATGAATCCAGCTACGAAGTGAACCACTCATAATCATTACGGATTCGGTATTACCTTCTGGAAGAACAGCACGAGCTTGTTCCTTAGCGATGCCATTATAGATAGCCCAATGATAAGCATCTAAAGCAGCATCTGTTGCTGCCACCTGTCTCATCGCCCATTCTTCTTGTAGACGAGAGTCTTCAACTTCTACCGAATTCTGTCTGTTCTTGGCATCTTGTAGACGGGCTTCTCTTATAACAAATCCAAGATCCTTTGTTGGATCGGCGTAACGCTGAGAGTATTCTTGGAATGAGAAAGAACGATGTCTAAGTATTTGGCGAGCGATATCTCGTGTTGTTTTGATTTCCATTGAGACGTGGACCATCTCCAAAGGTGACCAGTGTTGGTTTTTGATAAGATACTGCACCAACTTGGGGGCGGTGGCAGTGTTATTCTGATTTGATGGATTCGATACTCGAGCTGCCCACGCAATCAATTCATTTGCAGTAGTACAATCAGTATATGCGGATGGCTTTGTAATGCCGATTAGATTCACTTCACTCATATTCATATCCCTCTGGAAGATCTTTACCGGTTTCTTCCTTAAATCTAGCTTCTATAATACTAACTACATCTTCATGTGCAGGACCGAAGTCTGCGGTTTCATAAAAATAACGTAGCCATTCAAGTTC